CTCTGGCATCTCGGCGTCCTTCATCTTGGTCACCTTGAGCTCCAGGATGCCGCCTGAGCCCTTGACCTGGAACTCCTGGTCCATGGCCGCCTTGAAGGCGCTGGAGCCTCTTGCGCGGTCCATCTCGTGGCCTGAGTGGTGCACGACGAGGTTGTGCGAGTGGAACTCGCGCCTGATCTCGTCCATCGCTTCGATGAACCGGTTGGCGTCCTGCTGCTTGTTCTCGTCGCCGTCGCCGAAGTTGCGGGCCAGGGTGTCGATGATGATCAGCGCCGGGATCTGGCCGGTGTCGGCGATCATGCGTCTGATCTCGGCCATGAGCTTGGCTGGCGCGTCGGGGTCCAGCATCTGCACGGCGTGGTTGGACTTGAAGAGGGGCGTGTCCTTGCCGATCTTGATGCCGGTGGCCTTGGACCATGCTGCGAATCGCCTGGCCAGTCCCTGGTGGCCTTCGCCTGCGATGTAGAACACGGCGCCCTGCTTGACTGGGCAGCCGAACCACGGCGTGCCTGTGGCCACGCTGCAGGCCATGGACACGGCGACGAACGACTTACCGCCGCCTGACGGGCCGTAGAGCATGCCCAGCGCGTCTGACTCGACGTAGCCCTCGATGATCCAGTCGATGGCCTTGATGGTGTCCAGCAGCTCGTGCACCGGCGTGAAGAGAGGCTTGTCGGGCAGGATCTCGCCCGTCTCCTGGTCGATCGCCTGCTGGATCTGCGTGGGCCTGAACTTCTCCTGCGCCGTGCTGACCGACCGCGGGATGTCGTTGTAGCGTGCGAGCCAGCGGTCGTCCTTTGGTGCCAGGCTGGCGTCCATGAGGCCGCGCAGCAGGTTGACGATCGAGCCGCCCTTGGCGCCTGAGGCCACCATGCTTGCGGCCACCATGTTCAGGCTGTCGTGCAGGTTCTCGCCGCGGATGATGTTGGTCGTCAGGATCCGCAGGCGTTCATCCTGCTCGCCCATGTGCATCGACGGTGCCTGTGCTTCATGCGCATGCTCTGTGCGCAGGGTCTCGAGGTCGATGCCGAAGATGGCAGCGGCGTCTTCGAGCGTGTAGCGTGCCTTCGGGTTCCAGTACTCCACGAAGTGGTTGAACGGTCCCGAGTCGCGGGGCTTCTGGTTCTGGCCGACTGGCAGGCGGACGTACCGCACTGCGTTGTTGCCCGACTTGTCGGCCTTGATGTAGCCCCTGTCGGCCATCGCGGTGACGAGCCGGGTGACGAGCTCGAGGTTCGCGCAGTCGGGGTCCTTGGTGTCGAGCAGGATGCCGATCTGTCGCTTGCCTGGGCTGGTCTCGATGCCCCACGACGGCGTGCCCTGCAGGTTCTCTGGGTCGACGTCGTCGGCCACCAGCGCCAGAAGGCGCGCGAAGTGGCTCTTGCGCCGGTGCATGACGCCCTCGATGGGCCTGACTGCGCCTACGCTGAAGTAGGTGTTCTGCCTGCCCCATCCGTCAACGTCGGCCGCATGCAGGGCTGGGTTGTAGGCCTTGCCTGACCAGTTGGCCTGGTCCGAGTTGGGGTTGCCGATGAACCCGCACACCCATGTAGTCGACCCTCGAGGGGCGCCAGCCAGGACATGCTGCAGGAACTCGGAGTTGGTGACGCTCAATCGAGCACCGTCACCATTGTGATTTTCAGAGCTGGACATGACCACCTGGGGCCTCCCTGTAGGGGGAAGTGTGCCCGGCGGCCGAGTAGGGTGCTGCCATCTTGTTCTTCCACTGAGAACGCCACACTGTGAAACCTTCGGCAGGCGGGTGTGGGAACCGCTTTTCGGGAGCTACCCTAGCCGAGGCCCAATCTTGTCAGACCGTCATTGTGTGGTCTTCTTCCCCAGGATGTCGGGTGCTGCCTTGAGCCTTCCCCTGGTGATGTGCTGGATCCTGAGCTGCTGCAGCTCGGGGATGCGCCCGCGCGCTTTCCAGTTTGACAGCGTGGGCTGGGTGACCCCCAGCTTGGCGGATGCTGCGACCTGACTGCCAAAGTGCGAGATGAGTTCTTCGTAGTCCATTTTGTTTGGTGTGAAGTTGCGGATCGACGGAGTATAGGGCCTGTGATGTTCATCTCACAAAAGCCAACATCAACATCACAATGCCCATACAACGCAGTCGGGTATTCGTTTATGGACTTCACAAGTGTGATGTAATCAATCCTGTCAAGAGATCAACACGGAGCAACGAGATGCACCACAACAGTTTCAACTTCGAGTACGCCAACGCCACGTCCGCCGAGCTCACCGAGTGGGAAGACGCCGCCCTCGAGCGCGAGTACGACAGGCAGCAACACGAATACGACGAGTACCAGGCGTGGCAAGACGAGCGCTACGAAGAGTCTGTGCGCAAGTCCTACGAAGCCCGCGGCCTGGCCAACATTTACTGATAGGAGACCCAGCATGATCACTCCCAGCATCAAAGCCCTGCGCACCATCACTTCCGACCTGACTGCTGCGCGCCGCGCAAAAGCCATTCTCAACATGTCTCGAGCAGAACTCGAAGTCCTGCCCGCTGCGGCCGCACGCATCCGCGAGTGCTACAACCCGCCGAGCACGCCGGACCTGCGCATGACCGTACTCGATGACTTGCTCTGCACTCACGGCGTAGAAGCATTCCGCCTGCGCGACGGCAGCAACGTCATGTATCTGAACGCCGGCGACACCTACGCGCCGACGATCGTGCGGATGCGCGGCAACTACTACGTCCGCGACTGGGGCTCGATTGCCGAGCGCCACGCAGCAGAGTGATGTATCACATTGCTGTTGACCAGACTTCACACTTGTGATGTAATCCTCTTGTCCCAGCAATCAACCGGAGAGCAGCATGAAGGTTTTTGAATTCGATCCCGCCACCGGCAAGCGCGGCGCTCAGATCGCCGACATCCAGCGTCCCGACTTCCTGCGCAACACCGGCATGGCCAAGTGCGCCCTGCCCCGCGCTGCCCGCGACACCCAGTGGGCCGTGGCCACTGAGGCCTTTGGCCGCAACAACGAGCGGATCGAGTTCGACCGGCCGGTGTGCTTCTGCCTCGGTCAGTGGACCGCCGGCACCGACACGACCTGGCAGTGGTACGCGCTGCTTCCAAACTGAGATCAACCGGAGACCACCATGCGCAACCTCACCTTCCCCAACGGCTCCAAGTTCTCCCGCTTCGACGACGTCAAGAACGCCGTCAGCGGCGCCTACCAGGACGCACTGCGGTGGTCCAAGCGCGACATCGGCGCCGGCTGCTACCGCAGCCGCGGCAAGTGGCTCAAGGCGATCGACGCCAACGGCAACCTCCTGGCCGGCGACTGCGACTCGTGGGAGTGGGACGGCACGCTCAAGTCCCTGATCGCCGCGATCAACGAGACCAGGTTCGGCGAGCCCAAGGCCGTGGCCCTGTTCCTCGAAGGCGGCATTGACTACGCGGCCAGCCTGCGCGACTTCAGCGACGGCGCTTACGACCCGTGGGTCGGCGAGTGGTCCGTCGCAGTCTGGGAGAAGCCCGAGTATCACAATGCTGTTGACAGCACTTCACAGTCGTGATGTAATCACTTCGTCAGAGATGACACCGGCCCGGCGGATCCCGGGACGCGACAGGAGTCCGATATGACCACCATTCGTTTGATCGTCGAGCACAACCGCCTGAGCTTTCCGTTCGGCGGCACCGACTTCAGCAAGCCCGGCTGCCCTACCAGCCGCGACGTGTCTTCCATCCTCGCCCGCCGCTACCCCGCCGGCGACTTCGACACGGTCTCGTGGCCGCTGCCACGCGGCAAAGCCAAGCGCGAGAGTGCGCTCAGAAACCTTGCCTACGCCCTGTTCGACGAGCGCGAGTGCAACGACCTCTTCCCCTACGACGCCCTGATCGAGCTGCCTGACGGCACCGTGTTCAATTTCGACGACCTTGTCCGCTGAACGGAGACATCACCATGCCTAAGCAAAACCAATCCATCCGCGCCTACGAGACCTTTACGACCAACCTGAAGAACCTGCCCGACGGCGAGTACATGACCGAGACGCTGTACAGCGACACCGTCCCCTACAAAGTCGTCGGCCGCACGGCAGCCACCGTCACCCTGCAAGAGGTCCTGGTCGATCGCGACCCCGAGTGGAAGCCGGAGATCATCCCCGGCGGATTCGTCGGCCACTGCACCAACCAGAACGAGCAGACCTGGCTGTACGCCGGCCTGGGCCAGCGCACCCTGCGCGTCCGCCTCGTCAAGAGCCGCTTCTACGGCTCCAGCAAGATGTGGCGCAGCAGCGAAGGCCACGAGTTCATCGCCAACGGCGCACGCCGCAAGTACGACTACAACTTCTGACAAGTATCACAACTGTGATATGATGCAGACCTGGCCCGGCAGTTCCGGGACGTGAACGGAGACCGAGATGACCAACGAACAGTTCCTTGCGATCGTCGACAGCAACATCGCGATGTTCAAGACCTACACCAGCGAGCACGCCAAGTCCGTGCTTGCCGAGCTGATCGCCGGCCGCGCTGCTGCTGTCCAGTCCTTCGAGGGCAAGCGTGCCTGGCAAGACGTCCCCTACCGCGTCCGCCAGTTCCGCCAAGAGATGCCCGAGTGGGGCACCCGCGGCACCTGATCAATCACCAACCGGAGACGACGAATGAGCTACTCAAACCCCATGCACCACGACGCCATGAAGCCCATGCCTGCCAAGTTCCGCAGCGCCTTCGCTGCCTTCAAGAAGATGGGCGTGCCCGTCTACCAGCACCCCGACGACAGCCGCAACTTCTCGATCGACGCCGAGGCGTCTGATGCCGATCGGTGGGTCGACTACTACGGCAACCCCATGCGCGAAGAGCTGGTCTTCGGCGTCCACATCGACCTCGAGCGCGAGCTGCAGAAGCGCGGCCTGTACGCCGAGTGGGTCAACCCCGGCCGCCTGGCCGTGTACGAAGGGTGAGTACCATGCACGATAACCTTTTCTACGCGATCGGCATCGCCGCCGACGCGCACAACGGACAGAAGGACAAGGCCGGCATGGCCTACATCCTGCACCCCCTGACCGTGATGCACACGGTGGCCAAGCAGCTACCAAACGACATCGACGCGCAGTGCGCAGCGGTGCTGCACGACGTCGTGGAGGACACCTTCCACAGCCTCAACACGCTGCGCGCGGCCGGCGTGTCGGAGCGCTCACTGCAGCTCGTGGAAGCGCTCACCAAGCGCGAGGGCGAAGACTACGGCGCCTACCTGGACCGGGTCATTGCCGCGGGTGTCGAGGCGAAGATCATCAAGCTCGCGGACGTGCTGCACAACCTGCATCCCGATCGCCTGTCGCAGCTCAGCGAAGAGCGGCGCCAGGTTCTGGAACCCAGGTATCAGCGGGCGATCCGGCGGCTCTCTGGAATACCCGAGCAATAACAATGGTTATTGACAGACACTTCACAACTGTGATGCAATCTCTCTTGTCGACGGAGCAGTCGACACCGACCCGGCGGCACCGGGCGCTCCAGAAGGACGCAACATGAAGCTCGAGATCCTGATCAAGAACGTGTACGGCAACACGCTGTACTACCCGCTCAACGACGCTGCCAAAGCGCTTGCGAAGCTGACCGGCAAGAAGACGTTTTCTGCCGCTGACTTGCGCATCGCCTACAACGAGCTTAACTTCGAGATCGACTACGTCGACGCCGCGTCTTTCATGAAGCCTGAGCTGCTGCTCGCTGCCTGATCGGAGACCCACCATGAACCTCGCAAACGTAGTGATGATCGCCGAAGGCGCCCTGCCCGCCGACAGCGAAGAGCAGTACATCGAAGCCTGGCAGCAACTGATCGACACCGGCCTGTGCTGGAGGCTGCAAGGCTTCTTCGGCCGCACGGCCCAGCACCTGATCGAACAAGGCATCTGCAGCCCCGCCAACTGAGGAGACCCGACATGCCCCGCGTGATTTTCAACAAGCTGCTCGGCGGATGGTTCATCGTCCGCGGCCCGCACCAGACCCCGATCGGCGGCCGCTTCGAGTCCCGCGCCGCTGCCCTCGCCCACCTCAACCGCGCTCGCTAAGGAGACCGCCATGTCCGCATACTTTGTGAAGGAGGCAGCATGAACAAGCTCAACATCAAGGCCACCAGCATGTCCGTCATGCACGGCCACCCGCTGGACCGCCGCGGCTGCTACATCGACGTCACGCTGCACCTCAGCGACGACCAGATCAAAAACGCTCTGCACGAGCTGATCAGTTCGCTGCGTTTCTCGGAGGTCGAGCACATGCTGCGCAGCGAGTTCCCCGAGCTGTTCGAAACCGCTTGACCAGCATCACAATGCTGATATACTGACAACGTCAGAGACGACACGTTTTTCAACCACTCCGAAAGGACGACATCATGCAAGCAGTCACTCTCTCTGAGCTCATCGCAGCTCGCATCGCCGCCAAGCGGATCGAAGACGAGGCCATCGCCGAGCGCCGCGCCGTCGACAAGGCGATCGCCGACATGCTGAAGGACCCGGCCAAGCCCGAGGGCTCCGTCAGCCAGAAGACCGAGGGCTGCAAGGTCACTGTGACCTACAAGATCGACCGCAAGGTTGACGCCGCCGCCCTGACCAAGGGCTGGGACAAGCTGTCCGCCGGCGCCCAGGCCGCCTTCAAGTGGAAGCCCGAGGTCTCCGTCTCTGAGCTGCGCAAGCTCGAGGCTGCCGACGCTGCCGCCGCTGCCGTGTTCATCACCAGCAAGGAAGCCAGCCCCTCGATCACGATCGAAGCGGTCTAACTTCAGCTCCACCCGGGCAGCGCGAGCTGCCCATTTTTTCAACTGCCTGGAGACGACATGGCAATCACCCTCACTTCCACCAAAGACAGCGCCGCGCTCAACGGCCTGAAGTTCCTGGTCCACGGCCCTGCGGGCGCCGGCAAGACTTCGCTCTGCGCCACCACTGGCGAGCCCACCGTGATCATCAGCGCCGAGTCTGGCCTGCTGTCACTGCGTGGCGTTGACATCCCGGTCATCGAGGTCAAGACCCTGGAACAGCTCTACGAGGCCTACGACTTCGTGACCAACACCGAGCAAGGCCAGGCCTTCAAGTGGATCTGCCTGGACTCCATCTCGGAGATCGCCGAGGTGGTCCTGAACCACGAGAAGAAGGTCGCGAAGGATCCGCGCCAGGCCTACGGCGCGCTGGCCGAGAAGATGACGGATCTGATCCGCGCCTTCCGCGACCTGCCTGGCCGCAACGTGTACTTCTCCTGCAAGCAGGAGCGCGCCAAGGACGAGCAGTTGGGCGCGATGCTGTACTACCCCGCCATGCCCGGCAACATGCTCAAGCAGGGCGTCGGGTATTTCTTCGACTTTGTGTTTGCCATGCGCATCGAGAAGGATGCGGATGGCAACCCGACACGCTGGCTGCAGACCAGCCGCGACTACAACTACGAGGCCAAGGACCGCTCTGGCAGCCTCGAGATGTTCGAGTCCCCCGACCTGTCGGCAATCGCTGCCAAGGTCATTTCCACCACCGCCAAGTAACTCCTGAAAGGACACCCATCATGGCGCAATTTGAGTTCAACACCGACAGCGTTGAGAAGCGCGAGAACAGCTACGAGCTGCTGCCCGCAGGCTGGTACACCGCACAGGTCACCGAGTCGGAGATCGTGCCCCTGAAGTCTGGCAACGGCCAGGCCCTGAAGCTCACCATCGAGGTGCTGCAAGACGGCTACCGCGGCCGCAAGGTGTGGGCCCGCCTGAACGTGCGGCACACCAACCAGCAGGCCGAGAGCATCGCTCAGCAGCAACTGCGCGAGCTCTGCGAATCCATCGGCTTGGCCCGGTTCCGCGACACGACCGAGCTGCACAACAAGCCGATGCAGATCAAGGTCAAGGTCCGCAAGGACGAGACCGGCCAGTACGAGGACCAGAACGAGGTCAACGGCTTCAAGCCCGCGGCCGGTGGCGCAGCGCCCATGGCTGCCGCCGCACCTCGCCCCGCTGCGCCAGCAGCCAACGCACCCGCAGCCGGCGCCACGCCCCCGTGGCAAAAGCGCGCTGCCTGATTCCCGCAACAACAGGAGAAGCCTGTGAATGAAGTGACCGTGACCCTCCCAATCGACTCGATCAACGCTGCCCTGATGGCGTTGTCGAAGTTCCCCTATGACCAGGCCCAGCCGCACATCGACATGATCAAGTCTCGTGTCGATGCGGTGATCAAGGCCACGCAAGACGCTCAGCCCGCTGAAGGAGAAACGCAACAATGACCACCCGTATCTACGCTGTCGAGGGCCCGCAAGGCTTCCACCTCGTGGAGGCCGGCACCAAGGTCGGCGCACTGCGACACGTCGCAGAGAAGCACTTCACCGTCTCGGTGGCCAACCAGAAGACCCTGGTGGCCGCCATGAAGGACGGCGTCGCGATCGAGACGGCAGGCGCCGAGGAGAACCCGTCCACGCCATGACCCGTGTAGGCCCGCAAGGGCCTGCAGCGGTGAGGGCCCGCCTCTGGGAGATCCCGGGGGAGGCCACGGGTCCTCACCCCTGCAACGACACAAGGAGTGTCCCCACATGGCCACAGTGCCCGAGCCCATACACACGACCGTTGCGACGATCTACCGGGCCTACGAGTCCGACGCAGACGACGGCCACCGCCCGCACCTGGGCGCATCCTTGATCGGCCACGCCTGCGAGCGCTACCTGTGGCTGACCTTCCGCTGGGCCGGATCGAAGAAGCATTCAGGCCGGATGCTGCGCCTGTTCAAGGCTGGCCAGGACTTCGAGCCTCGCATCGTGGCCGAGCTGCGCCGCATCGGAGTCGAGGTCCACGAGACCGCGCCAGACGGCAAGCAGTGGCGCGTGTCCGCTGTCGGCGGTCACTTCGGAGGCAGCATGGACGGCGCCGCACGAGGCTTCCCCGAGGCGCCCAAGGCCTGGGCCGTCGTCGAGTTCAAGACCCACAACGCGAAGTCGTTCGCGGCCCTGAAGGATGGCGTGCAGAAGTCCAAGCCGCAGCACTGGGCTCAGATGCAAACCTACATGGGCATGACCGGCATGGCCCGCGCCATGTACATCGCCGAGAACAAGGACACCAGCGAGCTCTATGCTGAATGGGTCCACTTCGACGAGGTCGAGTTCGCCAAGATCATGGCCCGCGCCGAGCGCGTGATCACTGCGGCCGAGCCGCCGCTGCGGTGCTCGAACGACCCGAGCTGGTACGTCTGCAAGATGTGCGACTTTCACAGCCTGTGCCATGGCGAGGAGGCGCCAGACGTCAACTGCCGGACCTGCGCGCACAGCACGCCCGTGGTCGAAGGCGAGGACGGCGGGTGGGACTGCAAAGAGTTTGGCCAGGTGGGCCTGCTGGCGCAGCGCGAGTCGCACCGCTGCAGCTCGCATCGCTACATCCCCATCCTGCTTGAGCGCTTCGCGACGCAGAAAGACTATGTCAATGGTGATGTCGTGTACGAGCAAAAGCACGGCACATTCGCCAACGGCCAGGGCGACGGCGCGCTGAGCTCGCTGGAGATCAAGGCCTGCAAGCAGAAGGAGATGCTCGCCGATGCGGCGGCCATGACGGCAGCGCTGCGGGCGCACGGCATCACCACGGCGAGGGTCGTGGCATGAAGCTGCGCGACTACCAGACCCGGGCGCTTGACGAGCTCTGGATGTGGTTCGGCAGGCACGAGGGCGGTAACCCCATCGTCGAGGCCTGCGTCGGTGCCGGCAAGAGCCTGATGATCGCGGCCCTGGCGCAGCGCGCTGACGCCGAACACCCGAGCACCAGGGTGCTGGTGCTGGTCCACCAGAAGGAGCTACTCGAGCAGAACATCGAGAAGCTGCTCAAGATCTGGCCGACCGCTGACGTGGGCCTGTACTCGGCGGCCATCGGCAAGAAGCAGATGGGTCACCAGCTCACCTACGCCACGATCGGCAGCATCTACAAGCAGGCGCACCGCCTCGGCCGCATCGACATCGTGCTGGCCGACGAGTGCTTCACCGGAGAAACGCAAATCCTGACGCCGACTGGGCCAAAGAGAATTGACTCGATGAGGTGTGGAGATCTGGTTTACAATCAAGCAGGTATTGGCATTGTGATGGCCGTCAGTGTGAGGGCCGCCGACAATATCTACGAGCTGGAGCTTGACGATGGAACCATCCTTCATTGCACAGGAGATCATCCATACTTCACAAAATCCGGCTGGCGGCGCGCCAAAGAACTGGAGGTCGGAGAGGATCTTTTCGGCGTCGAAGCAATGCAAGCTCTGTGGGCAAGCGTTCCGACCTTGGATCAAGAGGGACGAGAGCGGGAAAGTTCTTTCGGCGTGCCCGGAGCCAACGTGGAATCGTCAAGAGTTTTGCTCGATCTCGTGCTCAAAGAAGTTTGCGAATCCGATGAGCAATCATCAAGCCAGACTCAAGATGAAGGAGCGCCTGCGAGAGATCAAGCATCGACCTATCAAGCGAGGAGGCAACGGGCAGTTGCTGCCCTTGGCGCAGCTTGCTCTGTTGCACGCGCTTGGAGAAGGATGGGAGTCGGAGCTGGCAGTCCCGACCAAAATGCCAAAGGACAGCGGCTACCCGACGGCCTACAAGCTGGACATTGCGAACCCGGTAATGATGATCGGTATAGAGCTGGACGGAGGCTCTCACGGGTCACTGGAGCGCAAGACGCTGGACGCCAAGAAGACAGACCTTTTGGTCTCATTAGGCTGGTCCGTGTATCGCG